TTTTGATCGCAGTTCCGCTACCATTACGCTTAGGTTTCTGCACGGTTAGGACAAAAATATGGCGAGGACAGACCCAACGACGTCGTTTGCCGCGCTGCTGCAGCGCGCGAAACAGTACGACATGCCGCATGTGAAGGTGCCAATGGCGCTGGCGGAGCAGGTGTTGACCGCCCTGCACACCACCGCCTCCGCCCTTGGCAAGCGAGGGGGCGCGTCCAGGAGTCCCCAGAAAACCGCCGCGTCGCGCGAGAATGGATTAAAAGGGGGCCGGCCCTTCAGGCGCTGCCCGCACGGGCTGCAGCCGTCTCGGTGCCGCGACTGCCGGGAACAGTAGCCTCTACAGCCCCATCCAGCTATCCGGCGTCTGTGTCCAGCGTGGGACGCCGGTCGCCGTGCGTGCCGGCGCCGCTCCCTGCTGCTGCGCGACCGCCAGGTAGCGAAACGCGTCCGCGCCGTGGCTGTAGACGTCATGCACCGGCGTCGCCTTGAACACGTTTAGCCGCTGGTTGTATTCGCGGCGGTATTGCGCCAGCGCCTCGAGGCCGGCGGCGCACCGGGTGGCGTCGAACCAGCACCGCGCAAACAACATGCGCGCGACGTGAATGCCCTCCTCCAGTTCGCCGCCCGTCGTCCCGTGCAGCCGCGGCACCGTGCGAAACCGAATCCCGAGCGCCTGCGCGACTTCAATGCGCGTCCGGCCGGTGCCTAATTCGCGCACCTCGATGTCATGCGGCGCCCAGTGGTCGCCGTAGGGATAGCCGCGCGCTTGGAGCACCTGCGCGTAGTGCGGGAGGCCTTCCCCGCTGGCTTCGTAGTAGTCCACCAGCCGCACGTCGCCCGATCGCGGTCGCTGAAAGAACCAAATGGCCGTCGCATCGCCGACGCCCAAGTCCCACGCGGTCTGCACCGGCAACATCGGCTCGACAGGCACGACGCCAATGCGGCCCTCGACGCGCGCCGCCTCCAGCTCGCTGCCGTAGATGGCGCCCCGCACAGAGGCGGTGAAGCTGCACTCAAATTCTTGCTGATACTCGTCGGCCGTCATCAGGGTGCGCGCATCCGCCAATTCCGGCTCGCTCAGCACGCCCGTGACCGACGCCCGAAACTCGAGAAACGTCCACCCGTCGGTGCCGCGCTTCGCGCGCTCGGCCACCTCATAGAAATGGTTGTGGCCGTTGGGCGTGCCGAGAAACACCGCCCACCCTTCGCGATCCGCCAGCGCCGGCCGCACAATTTCCGCAAACACGTTGGGCGGCTGCATCCCGTATTCGTCAAACACAACGCCGTCGAATCGGGTGCCGCGGATGCTGTCGGGATTATCGGCGCCGAGCAGTTGCACGCGCGCACCGGTCGGAAAATTGATGATGAGGTCCGACTCACGCTGCTCGACGCCGGGTATGTGCGCGCTGTAGGCCTTGAGGTAGTCCCACGCAATCAACTTGGCCTGGCGATACGTGGGCGCAATCAGCGCGTAGCGCGGCCGTTCGCGCGTGTCCTGCAGCGCCGCCATGATGAGATGCACAATGCTGGCGACCGTCTTGCCAAACCGACGGTGCGCGACGGCCACCGTCCACCGATGTCCATCAATGGCATGGTGCAGTTGCACCTGGTGCGGACGCGGCTGATACCCCAGATCAATCTGTGTGGCGCTCATCGGGTGATTTACTTATGCGGCGTGCTCTTTGACTACTGTCGCAACAAGTTGAATTCTCTGCCCGATCCAGCGCATCACCGGCACGGCCATCGAATTCCCAAGCGCCTTATAACGCGGCCCATCAACGGCAGGCTTGCCGCGATAGGGAATCAGCGTGTAGTCGTCCGGGAAACCCTGAAGACGTTCACACTCTCGCGGCGTCAATCGGCGTACGGCCATGCCCGGCTGAAACACGTTGCCCGGATCGCCGTTGCGTCCAGTGATCGGCGGCACTCCCGGCTTACTCAATCCGAGCGCGGTATCGCCTGCCGTGTTCGCGAAGGCGACTGCCCCGACACCAATGCCTCCGCGTCCGCCGTTCGGCGTCAGGATCGCGTTAGCCGTTTCATCCTGCCGATACTCGAGATCGTGCGAATCGCCACGACCACGGATCGCCAGCGTGAAGGGCTTTTCATGCATCGTTGGCGCAGTGCCATCGGCTGAACAGGTCGATCGGTTATCTGGCGATGTGAGCTGTCTTTCGTCGAAGATGGCCTGAACGCGATCCGTCACCGTGAACGCTGGATCGCCTGGTTCCCCAACACCGGTTCCAGGCGCTCCGCCACTTCCGTGCGACCTGTTGTTCGTCAGCTTGTCTCCGCGCGATGCCTGCCGCATATCGATCGGAAGCAGCGTTTCTGACTCGGCGTCGATGCGCTGATTAGATGTAGTTAGCGCGCGCGCTCTCTCTGGTACTAGCCCGCCGTCGTAGTGGAAATCTCCGCGTGGCCCACCGCCGCCAGTGCGCTGTGCAGGGAGGCAGGGAGCTGCTTGCCCCGTTTCTCGGCGCGGCGCAGGATGCCCCGACAGGCTTTCGCCGTCAAATAGAACCGCCGCGGCACGTCGCCAGTCTCCAAGGTATCCGACAACGAACACACGACGGCGTCGTTGGGCCACTCCGAAGTACTGAGCGTCCAGCACTCGGTAGGCGAACCCATACCCGAGTTGCCCCAGCCCTCCGAGAAAGGCTCCAAAGTCCCGTCCGCCGCCACTCGACAAGACGCCGGGGACGTTTTCCCAGACCACCCAGCGGGGGCGATAGCGGTCAGCGATGGCAAGATACGTGAGGGCGAGGTTGCCACGCGGGTCATCCAAGCCCTTTCGCAATCCGGCGACTGAGAAGGATTGGCAGGGCGTTCCGCCAACGAGAACATCGACATTTGCATCGGGCCAGTCCTTAAACTTGGTCATGTCGCCCCAATTCGGAACGGACGGGTAATAATGCGCCAGCACCGCAGACGGGAACTTCTCGATCTCCGCGAAGGCCACTGGCGTCCACCCGAGCGGATGCCACGCGACCGTCGCCGCCTCAATGCCACTGCACACGGAAAGGTAGTTCATACCTTCTTTCTAGGCCTTTGATACTGGCCGCGTGCGTTTCTCGTCTGCGGCAGACGCGCGACACGCTGACCCTGCCGGCCACAGTTCGACGCCTGCGCGGAACCAAGGAGAAACGGACGACCCCGCACAACGGGTGTCTGCGCCACCGGTGCACGGCTGGCGTCACCGCTCGCCTCGCACGTGGTTGGCGTGGTGGTCACGACGACATCGACTTTCGTGCGTAGGTGGATTGCCGCGTGCGATAGCGCTGTAGCGCCGGGTTCGTAGTGGCACACCGGCAGCGGGCAAAATAACTTCGCATCTCCGGCTCGCCGGCGGTGAGGCGCGACATGCGGCGCGACTCGACCCAGCCGCTGTCCTCGCAGTCCAGGCACTGCACCTGCACCCGCGGATCCTGGTCGGCCAGCGGCTGCACGGCGCCCGCGCGGTAGTCAGACGCGGTGACGGTGGGAGCCGGCGGCGTGCGCGTCTCGGGTGGCGCCGCAAACCGATCCGCATACATTCGCAACTCGGCCACCGACGGCAGAAACTTCTCGGCCTGAATCGCCGCGAACACGGCGCGCGTCAGAATGTCGTCGGGGACGTCGGCCAGTCCATCCTTGTAGGCGCTGGCCATTGACTCCGTCGGCGTCGTGCGAAACGCAGCGAACAGGCGCTGCATCGCGGCCACCCGCGGTGCGGGCATCGTGATCGTGGTGACGCTCATCGGAACACCTCGGCAATCACCGCATCACTCACGGCCCCCTTGCCGGTCGGCGTCACGGTGCGCGTCGAGCCGTGCGTGTCGCGCCAGCGGTTGCGCCAGAAGTCGAACTGGTTGTCGCCAATCACGACGTCCGCCCACTGCTCGCGCACGCCCTGCGCCCATGCGACCACCTGCGTGCGCTTCGCCTCGACATCGGCACCCGGCAGCTTGTTGCACAGCTCGAGCACCAACTCCTCGGTCAAGCACACCCAGTCGCAAAACCCATCCACGTGCTGCCCATGACGCCGGTGCCACTGCACGCCTTCGGCGGGTCGAATCAGGGATCCGCTGCGGCTGGCGGCCGGCGACGGCGACATGCGGGCCACCGGCGCCGGCGTGTCCGGCGTCGGCGCGGGCGTGTCCACCGCGCCTGGCCGGCGCTTCTGCTCGACCGTCTCTCGCGCGGTCTGGTAGTCCAGATAATCGTGAATATCGACCGAGCCGTCGCGGCGCGCCCTCCAGAGGCCCGACGCAATCAACTGCTGCCGCGCTTGCCACGGCCGGCTCCGCACAAAGGCGGACGGCAGGTGCCCGTCGGTGAGAAATTCGGAGGCGTAACATAACGCTCCGACCCACTCGCGAAACGCGCGGTCAGAGAGCGTCAACACCTTCGGGTGTCGAATCGACGTATGGTCCAGTTTGATCCACCCCATGACATCTACCAAGGCTTCACAACAACGATGTTGGTCACCGCCGCGGTCGGCGTGTCGTCTTTCGGCTTGCCGTAGGCGTAGTGCCATAAGACGGCTTCCATCGCGCCGGCTTCGCCGCGGCGGAGGCGGATCTTGAGCGCTTCGCGATAGACCTCGTCCTCGACGAGATGCCGCGCATGGACGCGTGCGCGCGCCGCGATGTGATCGTTGGTAGTCGACCGTTTGGCCGGCGTCGTGGCTGTGGCGGGCTTAGGGGTGGGCAGGCTCATTAATGCACCACCTTGTGTGCGACTTGGCCATTCAGCCAGTCCAGCACCGGCTGCGCGGGCCAGAGATACCGCTTGCCCATGCGGATGACGGGCAGCTTGGCCTCCAGCACGATCTTCCGGGCCTGTCGCGGCGTGACGAAGAGCAGCAGGCCGAGCTGTTCACTGTCGTAGTACAACCGTTCGTCGTCGATCATTGTCAGAGCACCTCACTCGAAAAACGTGCATGGGCGCGCTTCAGGCCGGTGGGCCAGGCGCCGTGATGGGTGGTCCAGCTGGGGTCGTGAACCAACACGCGGTCGGTCGGCTGACACGTGTAACGTCCGTTCTCAAGCGCAAGCACCGTCATGGTCTTGTCCTGCGACGGCTCGCGCGAGTAGTCGTCGTGCAGCGGCTGCACGGAAAACAGATAACGACCGTCCAGCGGGTGCGACGAGGCGGTACGCACCCGCGCCGAACAGCGAAGGCCGTCGAGATACGGCACGCGCAGCACCTGCACATGGTCGCTGTAGGCGTCCCAGTGCTGTGCGTCCCATGGACACCAGTCCGGCGCGGGGTCAGCCTCGTGCGCGAGGAAGTGCAGCGGCACATCGCGATACATGGCGCCCGACTCAAGCAACAGCGTCGCGCCAAACATGCGGCCAGGCACCGCATGCAGCAGAAACCACACCGCCGGCACAAAGCCCGTCGGGACGCGATGCGTGTACGTCGAATCGACGAAACAATATTGATGCGGCACCGGATGAATCACGGTCGCTCCATCCGATGCACCTTGGCTTCCGGCCGCGCGTGAATGTCAAACGGTTGATTCCACTGCCACAGGCGCACCTGCAGCGACTCCAACTTGCAACTGAATCGCCAGCAGGTACTCCATCCCACCCCGTAGCCCACCGCCGCGGCCAGCACCGCCGTGATCACATGCTCAGTCGTCATGTCGTGTTTGCGCCTCCACGCGCACCGAATACACCAACGCCCGTCGTTCGCGACGCGCGGCAATCACCTGTCGTTCCGCCCAGCGCTGCAGACTGCGCTGCACCAACGTCTTACTCACACCCGCGTCTCGCACCAGTTGCAGCACGGTCGCCGTGCCGCCGCGGCCCTGCAGCGCCTGCCAGACGCGCGCTTCGCCGGGTGAGCGCAGGGTTGGGATCATTCCGGCTCGACAATGTTGGCGACCACGACCGACGCCGCCAACAGCACGACCAGCGCGAGGACGATCACGCCCGCCACCATCCACTTCATGTCGTGGTTCTCCGATTCCAGTAGCAAACTAGGAGTTGTTCGACGAGCTTGGCCGCTTTACCGTTACGCAAATCCGACGGTTCGCACCGCACAATGGCCCACCCGTCAGTGGTCGCGGTGTTGTATTTCTCCATGTCGCCGCGAAACCCCGACCCGCGCGTGTGCCGACCGCGCGACCAGACGCCGCCTTCGACCTCAAGCGCGCACCGAAATTCCGGCCAGGCGTAGTCGAAGCGCCACCGGCGCGTCGGGTGAAATTTGTATTCAGGTTGGGGCGCCGGCAAATTGAGGGCGCGGAGCTGCAGTTCAAACATGCCGCGCGACTTCCGTTTCGTGCACTCGCTCGAGCATCTGCTGCGCCTGGTGTCGCAGGCGCGCCAGGGCCGCATCGACTTCCGCCGGCGTCGCCTTCGACGTCAGCTTGTAGCCGTCGCTGGACGAGATGACGGTGCCGTGTGCGTGGTTGGCGAGGTAGCGCACCTCCCGCAAATCGAGCTGCAGCGCGCGCGCAATCTCCTTAGCCGTGTGCCAGGCGCCGTCGTCCAATAGCGCGCGCATGGCGCGCAGTTCGTCCTTGCGGCGGTCGTCGGCCGTGACGCGCACGGACAGAAAGTTCAAGAACCCCTGTGCGGCAAAGCCCCCGAGTTTTGTGGCGACGGCTCGGGGGCGGACCGCCTGGAGCACCGGGTTTGCCGGTGAGCCAACCTTGTGATCGACGGCGCTCATGCCGCCACCTCGGCGCGCGCCGGCACCAGCTTCAAGCGCATGGCGAGCGCGTGCGTCAGGCCGACGTCGCTGAGCACGTGGTCGTGGATGGCCTGCCATGACTCGGTCGTGTCCTCGGCGACCAGTTTGCCGATGTCGGCACCAGACACTTTGTCGAGGGTGCCGATGCCGAGCCGCTTGGCGTAGAATTTCAGCGAGTGCGCCGACAAAGCGCCCTTGAAACTGAGCACCTGCCACAGGTCAATGTGCTCGCTGCGGTAGCGGTCGATGTTCAGCACCGGAAACGGCACGTCCAGATACATGGCGCGCCGCATCAGGGCCGGCAGGTCAAAGCGGTGCCCGTTGAACGTGACGAGGCGGTCGGCTTTCCGGACGTGCTCAGCCAGCATCTTGAGGTGTTCCCGCTCCTCAAACTCGTCGCGCATCAAATAGACGGTGGGGTCACCACCCTCCGCCCACGCGTGACCGATTGCTACGATGCGATTGCAATCAAGGTCTAGCGCCAGCTTGTCGAGGCGCGACGCCTGCGCCTTGGCGACATACTCGGCAATCTTGACGGGATCCTTGTAGGTCGCTGGCGCCGTGATCGGCTCGTCGTCCAGCCAGGCGCTCGCCTCAGGCAGGCCGACCGTTTCGATGTCGAGAATCAAATGCTTCACGTCGTCCTCCCTTCCTTAAAACGGAATGTCGTCGTCGGTAATCGCGACCGCATCCAGCGGCTGCGGCGGCGGCGGCGGCGCCACCGCGTCGTGCTGGTCGTCTGCGTCGGCCTGCTCGCGCCGATTCGTCTGCAGGTAGGTGAAGAGATACGCCTGGAGCTGCTGATCCAGCACCTGCGCCGCCGCGTGCGTCTCGGCCGCGGCCGGCAACAGTTCAAAGCGCGGCACGCGGTAGACGACGCGGCCTTTCTTGCCCTCTTCCACGCCGGCCACCTTGATGGCGTCGGCGTACAGACGCGATTTGTGCGCCGCCTTCTTGAACTCCGACCACGACTGCAGTGCGGCGCCCTTCAACCGCAGGTTGCCGATTCGCAGCTCACCCGCGTCGTCTCTGAAGGCGAGGTAGAGCGAGGCGTGATACTTGCCGCCTTGGCGGACGACCGCGTCGCGAATGTCGCGATAGAACCCCTCGGCCAACGTGCCGTGCTTGAAGGCTTTCACGACCAACGGCTCAAGCGTCGTGTCGCGCACTTCGTTGCTGGTGATGCCCGACCGACTCTCGTCGTGCCAGCCGCGGACGCACGCGAGGGTATCCAACAACAAGAAACTGAACGGCAGCGGCACGTCGACGGTGGTCTTGGTGTCGCGGTCGTAGTAGCGCAGCAACCCCTTCTCGCCGTGCCATTCCAGCCAACGGGTGCAGGGGTGCGACTGGGTGTCGAACGAGGAGGAACGGCTCATCGGCGCACCTCCCGTGACGTCAGGACGTCCGCTGCGAGCAGCAGCAAACAAAAGACCGCGAGGCCGGCGCGCGCGTAGGGTTCCACTAGCGGCCTCCCTTCGTGAACGTGTCAAGAATGTTCTGGAAGACGGGATGCAGCGCCGGGTGCGCCGCCGCGCAGCGAGGGCAGTAGAGATTCGGCGTGCCGTAGATCCGCGTGCCGTCAGGACCGAAAAACGACTGCTCGCACGTCGGGCAGGTTTCTACCTGGTCGGCGCACGTGCCGCAGGTGGGCGACGGGTGCGAGTCGCCCTGAAAGACGTAGCTGGTGACGGCGTCGTCGCCACAGAACAGGCACGGCGCGCCGTCGGCGGTGGTGGTGTTGATCGGGTCGTTCGTGAACACTTGCGGCTCCTTCGCAAGAAGTGCTACATGTGGCTAAACACAACCGTTCAGCCCCACTTGGCACGTGACCCGTTAACAGTACTTTAACACTTGGAGTCAAGTCAAGGGGGAGCGGTCGGAAGGACATACAATGCCCCCCGCCTTGCGTGCCGCCGTCGCCGCCGTCGCCGCTGGCGCCGCCGTTGCGCCGTCGTTCGTCGAAATTTCAACCACTTGGCTGCATTCCGAGCGCCGCCACCCCTCCACGCTGCGAACGTATGGGTGGGCTATCCGAATTTTGGCCGAGCGCTGGCCCGCGACTGGCTGGGCGACCGACCCACGCGACGTGATCCAAGACCTCCGTCTCAACTTTCGTCCCTCGACGGCCAACGTGTTGACGTCCGTCCTGGCGCAGCTCGGACACTACTGTCTGTCCGTCGGTTTAATTGAATCGACCAAACATTGGTATGCCAAACCGTTGCCGTCGCCGACGAGGCGCTACGACTTGACGCGGGAGGAATTCGCGAGGCTGATGCAGGTCGGCCTCGACCACCGCGGCACCTCGGGACCGCTGCCGGCGCTGCTGGGCCTGACGGGTGTCCGCATTGGCGAAGCGCTGGCACTGACCTGGACGGACGTCGAAGTGGAGGCGAGCCAACTCAACGTCCACTCCTACTATTCAGTGGAGCGACGGACTTTTGCGTTGCCCAAGACCCGAGCGGGCTACCGCCGCATCCCGTTGTCAGAGTCCCTGCTGCAGGCGCTGCTCCGATGGCGACGCGACCCCGACCCGACCGCGTTTGTGTTTCCGCATCGGCGCCTGCCGCAGCGCCCCGTCAACATCGACGACGTGCGCGCCGAGCTGCGCCAGCTCGCCACGGCCGTCGGGATTCGCGCCACGGTCACACCGCACACGCTGCGCCACGCCTTTGCGACGGTCGGCCTGCAGGCGGGCCTCGACGTCCGCACCCTCTCGACGTTACTGGGTCACTCCGAGATCGCCGTCACGTTGACCAACTACTGCCATGTCACCGCCGACTCCCTGCGCGAAGTCCGCGCGCACGCCGAGCAGTTGCTCGAGGCGCACCAGCCGCGCACAGCAATTACAGACCGCGTGCCGCGGCCGAAACCAGTCAAGGTCACGGCTCTCACACCACGGGCAGGACGCCGTGTCCATGCGTCAGGGCGTCGGTGACGCTGGCGGCGGCTGCACGTCTCGGACCGCCTGCTCAATGCGTTGTTCGACGTCGTTGACGGCGCTGATCACCGTCTTGGCTTTGGGCGGCAGCGGCAGCACCGGTGCGACGGTGCGCGCCATGTCCCACCCTTTTTTGAGAACGCCCCAGAAGCCCATTAGCGCGACGCCGTCGCTCGTTTCTTGTCCAGGAGCGACCACGCCAGCATCGCGGCCATCGCCAGGCCATTGACCATCGTTTCGGCCTCCGACGCACTGACCATCACCTGCCGCGCCGTTAGCACCGTCACCAGCCAGCGCGCCACCGCACCGGACGCCGCACGAAGAAACATCGGATCAAGCATGTGACCTCCACCACGAATACAGCCGCACGCCGGCATACCGCAGCCAGGCGCGGGGCGACCAGACGCCCAGCGGCGACCGGTCGGTCAAACATTTCCAAAACAGCGCATCGGCTTCCGTGCGCGTCACCGCAACGCCGTCCATATCGACGCCGGTGCGGCACAGGATGTCGTGCAAGAGGCAGCAGTCATGCTGCCACTCGCTGACACCCGTGCAGCCATCGCTACCGAGCGCCGCGGCCCGCGCACGCACGCGCGCCCAATAGGCGTCGTTTGGCGTCACAGCGGCGGCAACCCGAGCAGGGCGCGCCACTCGGCGCGATGTTTGGCGATCGAGGCGTCTAGCGTCGGCGTGACGTTCGCCAGCCAGTCATACGTCACGCGGCCAAACCAGCGGCCCACCTGTGGGTCTAACACCCGTCCCGCTTGCGCGTAGTCCGCACACAGCCGCGCGCCCACCTGATCAAAGACGGCGTCACCGGGATACGCCGGCACCGGCGGCGCGGGCGGCGGCACGGGCGGCGCTGGTGGCACAGCACCCGGCTGTATCCACGCGGTCTGAATCGGCGCATCAGTTTTGCTGACCACCACCCACTGCGCCACCGCGCCTGGCGTTCCCGCCGCACCGATGACGTCAATCACCGTCGCCGGCGTGCCATCGACGAGGTGGTCTGGCCCTTCACCTTTGAAGCACAGCGCGTCATTGCTTAGGTCATCAGGATTGCCACGCTTGCCATTCAATCCAAACCTCGGACTAATCGCATGGCATCGAGCCGCCAGCAGCCGGATAAATTCTTCGGTGCGCGCGCTGCCGGTGTGCGCGTGCCGCCAGGCTTCGGGATACTGACGCTTGCACGCCTCGACTTCAGACAACAGATTCGGAATCACACAAACTCCATCAGCCGGCGCAGCCAGCCGGCCGCAAACGCGCGCTGGGTCGGGTCGGCCGCAATCAGCGACGCCAGCGCCCGGCCGCGCGCCTGTAACAACTGTCGCGTGACCGCGTCGGCGCCCATCCGGTCAATCGCCGCGAGGGTCTGCGGCCCCAGCACGCCGTCCACTTTGACGCCGACCACGCGCTGCAGTGCGCGAATCACGCGCGCCGGCCCGCTGTGGACGCCGTAGTCCACCAGCAGCGCCTGCAACCGCGCATCGGGTACTTGGTCAAAGCCTGGTTGGCGCACGTAGCGCTGCTCGAGAATGCGAGTCGCCTCGTTCACGCTCAGCGCCGCGACGTCTGCCGCCGTGACCGCGCGCCCGCGCCAGTCGGCCAGCGTCGCCTGCGTGATGCCGTACTTCGTCGGCCCCCCGTGGTCCGCCGGATGCTGCACAAACTCCCCTTCACGCCGCAGCACGTCCTGCACAATGTCGCGGACGGTCGGCGTCTGGCTCATGCGCGCCGCACCCGAATGCCTGCGGCCACTTCCACGCGCGCGGTGTCCTGATCGGCTGTCACGCGCACCCACGGCTCGAGCGTGACGCACGCACACACCGTCCGCAGTTCCGTCTGCCGCAAGCGCACCGCCATGTCGTAGATGATGGCCGTCTCTGACGGCGTCGTAATCGTCAACGCGCTGCGCGAGGGGTGTGGACTAGTTGCCATGCGTCAGCGCGTAGAGTGCGGCCCCCGCGATCACGGTCGCGTTGATTCCCAACACCCACCACACCGCACGGCTCACGGTGTCTTTGAGGTCTTTGATTTCGCGGTCGTGCCCATTCACACGCCCATTCGTGCGCGTGACTTGCACGCGAATCTCGTCCGTCAATATCTCGACGAGTCCGAGCGATAACTCTAGCCGCGCGAGCGACCGAGCAATTTCGCCCGTGGTGATCGGCTGGTCGGCGTCCACGACGACTACGCGTTGGCCAGCGCCTGCAGGTCGCTCAGAATCTGCGCCGAGCGATTCGCCGGGATGATGCCTTTGGCGACGAGCGCCGCGAAAATCTGGTTGAACCGCGGGTCGGCCAGATCGACGTAATCCGCCAAGTTAAACTGCGCCATGCCCCACACGACATCCGCGTCGGTGCTGCTGTTGGCATTCGCCCACTCCTGCGGCGTCAACACGCTGACCACCTGCGACTTGGTGACGCGTGTCCTCTGTGGCGCGGGCGGCGCGGTGAACGTGTCGGTCGCGGCGTCGTACAACATTCCGACTTGGGCGTCGTGGCGGTCGGTCACGTCGATGAAGATCCAAGTGTCGTCTGGCGGAATCGGGCTGTTACCTACTCCGCACCATTCAGATTGCGCCACACCGGCTTGCACTTGCAGGATTCGCTTCATATTAGAAAAACTCCAAGACCCATCCGTAGGTCGTATTGTAATAAACGCCGCTTGCTGTGCCACGATCTGCCGTAACGGTAGTCCCGTTTGTGAGTGTAGAGGCCGTAAAAACCAAGTTAGGCGTAGAGGTGTTGTCAGCGTTCGACGATCCAGGGCTACTAATGATGATCGACTTCGACGGGTTCACTTCGGTGATCGTCGCGGTATTCGACGTGGCTCCCACAGCAGAGATGGTAATCGTGAATGCTTGCAATGACCGCAGCAGACCCGGCGCAAATTCGATGACGACGGCGCGCAACGTATCAACGCCACCCCAATTAGCGCGTGTTACGCGCAAGTTTGTATTACTCGTGAGAGCAAGCCCATAGAAGACCGTCAGTGCGACACTCCCGCCATACGTCGTCTTCATCCCAAGAGGAATAGCGACAGCGCGTTGCGTATCGACCGATGAAATTGAGATATTCGTCGTTGACGCGTCGATTGTACTGGACACGTATTGCACGCTCGTAATCAGCGACGACGCGCCCCACAGGCCGACCATCCCTGCGCCGCCCAGCGGCCCCGTGCGATCTGCACCACGTCTATTCATGGTGAGGCTCCTTAGGCGATGCGGTTCACGTAGCCGCTGATCGTGAGGACGTTGGTGGTGCCTGCGAAGGCGTAGACCGTGTTGGCCGCCGAGCCAGTGCCCGTGAGCACGAGGCCGGGAATCACCAACATTAGGCCCGATTCGCCCGGCACTGTGACTTCGATGTCTTGGTCAGGCGAGGTGGTGCCACCATACTGGATGGTCAGCTTGACCGCCGTGGTGGACGTGTTCACCGCCCACAGCCAGACCTCATCAATCGTGGTGGACGACGTGCCCGTCGCGTGAATCGTGGTGCCCGTGCTGGACGTCGCAGCCACTTTGATGGGCTTGCCCTGCGTGCTGCCCGACAGGATCGTTTTTGTGAATGTCGCCATGCTATCTATCTCCTACGAGAAAATTTCCGTCGGCAAAATGATCTGGTCGCTGTCGCCAGCGGTCGACGCCGTCGACCACGACAACGTGCCGCTGCCGTTGGTGGTTAACGCTTGCCCGGACGTGCCATCGGCCGTCGGCAACGTGTAGGTTGCCGAGCCGACCTGCACGACGGGCGCGGCATCACTCCAAATAAAGACGCTGCTCGCCATTTAGTTATCTCCATCCGACAGCATCACCACCGCAATCGTGCCGCCGCCAGTCACGGCGCTGCTGATGCGCGCGCGCAGATAGCCATACGCACCGAGACTAAGATGCACGCCCTTCTGGGCGTCGCCCGTGACGTCGCTGCACGCGACGCTGACCAACTGCGACCAGGTGCCGCTATACGGCGGTTCATCGTCGCCGTAGTCGGCCTCTTCGATCAGCAACGTGCCGCCCGAGATCGTGCCCGAGCCGCGCACATAGAGACTGATCTCTTCCGCGCCGAGGCGATTAATCGCCTGCGACGTGCCGCTGGTGACGCCGGTGACGGTGCCGCCGCTGCTGCTGCCGAGTAACATCACGCGAGACGGTGCCTGCATACGTCCTCTTAACTAAAAATCTGGTTCGCCAGAATGTTGGTGGAATCGTCGTAGGCAATCGTGACCGACGCGGGGTTCGGGGCAATCACGATGGACGTGACACCGTCGGCCACACCCACGACGCGCGAATACGTGCCGGCGGTGGACGACAGTGCCCCCGCCGTGCTGCTGACGTAATACGTGGCGCCTACGGTCAGCGGCCCCGTCACACTCACCTGGCCGAGCAACCGAATCGCGCCTGACGCGCCGCTGCTGATGGCCGCGGGCGCCATGCCCACCTGCGGCGTGCTTGAGCTGTCCGCGGCGTCGGCGTCCGCTAGATACCAGCGGCCCGCCGTCGTGCCGCCGCTGCCCGTCGCCAGATACACCACGTCGCCGGCCGCGATGGCCTCGCCCGCCGTGCCCGTGATGTCTAGGTTGACGGAGAACGGGGCGACGCTCGAGACGTTGTCCTGCGACCACACGGTCGCGCCCGCGGCCGTCTTGAGGACGAACTTGTAGGAGGCGCCCGCCAGATACACCACCGCCCGACCCGCGCTGTTGAGCACGACCGGATTCGCGTTCGCGATGGTGAGGTTGACGTCGCTGTAGGTCGTTGCCGGCGTTGAGGTGCCCGCGTCGTAGACGTAGAGCAGCCCGCCCGAGACGGGGTCGCCGTTGCTATCAAAGCCCGTGAACACGGGCGACGGCATGACGGTGCCGGTCGCCATTAGCTGAACCTCATCGTCGGTGTCAAGTGCACCATATCATCGTATCTCAATAGGTTGATTAGGTTTTTCGCCCACGCGTGCGGTAGCGTGGGGGCATGTGCACTGGCTACAGAAAACGGCAATGGGAAGACCCGCCGCGCACGCCCGAGAGCGAACGCCGCAACCGCGCGTGGGACCGCAAACGGAAGCGATGGAGCCGCCATCCGCCGGCTCGGTTTGTTGACGTGAGCGAGAATCTGAATCAAAAGCGTGCGGGGTTCGCGGACCCCGACTACGCGCTCGCGTTTCGCGCGCTGGATGGTTCGTTTTCCATCGCGCAGTTCAAACGGCACGCCGTGTTCTATGGCGGCGCCGTGCCGGACCACGCGCGCCAGGCGCCGCATGAATTGAGCGACACGCCCCTGCCGACGCACCTGCCGGTGTTTCACCGCAACGGCGCCGACGGCTCCTATGTGCTGCCGGGTGCGCCGCTCAAGCCGCTCCTGGCCCGCTGGCGGCGCCGGCCACCGAAGCGCATGGTCGTCTTGGCTGGCCCGACCCTGCCGCGCCATGACGTATGGCCGTATCGCAATCCCCAGCGGTTTTACATCCTGGCTTACACGGCGCCCGATGGAACGCTCGGCATCGCGCGGTTTGAGAATACGCACGGCTATTGGGGGCCGACGCCCGACTACCTGATTCACCGGCGACAGCGAGAGCTTATCCACCGGTACGGCCCTGAGGGGATGCCGAAGCGGTTTGTGATGAATAGCCGCTCCGGCGGAGGAACGAGCCGAATCCCAGTGCCGCCAGCACCGGAAACAGCGTGTTCGGATCCTGCAGTTGTTTCTCCAGCTCCGGCACGCCCCCCTTTGCAAGCGCGCGAAGGTAATTGAGGAGGTCGGGCGCCACTTGTTCAATGTCCGGCCGCGACTTCAGCAGCACGTCCAGTTTGGCTTGCGCCCACTGTCGCACAGGACGCGAGCCTAGCTTGCGTTGCATGTCCAGCGGCAGTTGCGAAAACCACCGTATTAGTTCGGTGGTTTTCACGCGGGAGCCAACCTCACCCGGTGGGGTTTCGAAATAGCTTGTGGACGCCGACACCGCGTTTCGGCCGATGTCATGTTTTTCCACGGCCTGCCCAATAACGTCTTCGACGGCCTGACGCACCTGGTCCCCGTAGGCCTTGTCCACCGGCGCATCAAACCGCAGCACATTGATGCTCTTGCCAAAATCCTGAATGACGTGCTGACTGCTACCGAGACGTTGACTCAGTGCATCCACATCGGCGCTACTCAGCGTGACGTTCTTGGGCAACTGCACGTGCACCATGTCAAGGGGAACGTCTTCTTTCACCAACCGTTCTGGCACAAACGCCGTGAGGGCGGACGCTTGTTGCTGATTGGCGATGGCCTCCATCGACGCAGTCACCCGCAACGCCGCTTCGTCGGTGGGGGCAATCGCGTTGTTGCGGATGGGCGCGTTCGCCACGTATCCGCTCATCCGGTTGCGTTCACGCACGCCACCGGCCGGCCAATCCCCGCGGCCAACGGTCGTGTCGCCCACGTTGTCGCCATACACCGCCCGCAGCAATCGCGACGCGCCCGTGTCGTCCTGGCTCGCTTGCTGCAATTGCTTTTCGACGCGCTTGGCTTTGGTGTCTGACAGCCCTTGATAGACGCCCTCGCGGCCGGCCGCACCGGTTCGCATGGATTCGGTCGGCGACACCACCGGCACGCGCCAGGACGTCGGCTGTTGCGCCGGTGACCAGACGTCACCCTCATGCAGCATGTTCGTGACTGTGCGCGCCTGTTGCGTGGCTTCGTCGGCCATCTTGCTGGCATACGTCACATCGCGCGGCGTGGTGACGCGTTTCTTGCCGAGCACGTCGCGCGTCGTGCCTTGACGCATCAACGCCTGTGTTGCGTCCAACCACGCCTCATACGGCATCCGCGCGGGGTTGGTGGCAATCGGCATCACCTCGCCCGTGTCGGGCGTGTCTTTCGTGCGAATCGCCGCGCTGTGGAAGTCCAGATTGCTCAACACGCGATCCCCAGCCGCCGCGTCGCGGAGGTGACCAGGGAGCCGCAGGCGCGCGGTGGCCGAGCTGAACGACGGCGTCGGCGAGCCAGCAATCGCCTGCATTCCCATCCAGGTCTTCGCCATGAACTGGAACGGGTTCTCGCCGCGCTTGGCCGCTTCTTTCGCCATCGCTTCTGAAATCAGGCGATAGTATCCGGTGCCCGGTGTCACGTCTGACTGGGCACCGATGGCGCGCATCAGCCACATATCAATCGGAATCTTGTCGTGCAGGCCGACCATCGATCCCGACATCGCTTCGACCTTGTCGTCAAACAACCGGCCCAGCAACACCGCGCGCTCAAGATTGTCCTGCACCGTGTTCGGCCGCGGGTGCTTGAAGGACAACGACCCACCCATGCGCGTCATCTCGCCGGTGTCGGCGTCCTTCACCAACGGTCCAAGAATGTCGTCGACCGATTCGCCGCGCGCCGACCGCAAGAACGCTTCAATCGCGTTGAGGGTATTGGCGTCCGTCTTTTGTCCTGGCGAGAACGCACCAAACAATCGTGAGAGCTTTGCCGCTGTCGTCGGGTCGCCGTCGGTCAGGTGATACACCCAGCGCGCATCATCCCAGTCTTCCAGGGCGGCGCGCTCCACGCCGGCGTCATACGCGGCGGCGACACGCTGTTCTGACCACGGCGCTAATTTGACCCCACGCGCCTTCAGGTCGCTGGTGGTCGTCGCCGTCCCGCGGGCATCCTCGGTCAACACCTGTGACAGCGGACGCCGATCATCAAAGTTGATGCCGCGGTACACGGGCAGCGCAATCGTGTTGTAGGCGTCCTCGAGACGCTGCGCGTCTGCGGGCGACTTCGCGTACTCGCGAATGATCTTGCGGGCGCCCGCGTCAATCTCCGCGGTTTTCAGTTGAAATGTGGATTCCGGTTTCCCGGAGGCCAGGTGCGCGGCTTTCTGCGCCGCGGTGGCTTCACTGCGGAACGCATCAAGATCCGCACTGAGTTTGCGGAATTTCTTCGGGAACCATCCCGCCGCCGCCATCGACGCGCCACCCGTCAGCGCTTTCGCGGCTAACGCGCCCTTCGCCGCGGTCACCACATCCTCAGGGCCAGTCGGCAGGTAGTCAGCCACGGTGGCGGCGGTCTGCAACCACGGTGACGCCTCACGTGCGCGCGCTTCGTTTGCGAAGGTGGCGTGCTCTTCCACCGGTCGCAGTGGATCGACGACGCCGGCGCCCGGTGGCGTCGGCTGATTCATCAACGCGTCGGCAAAGGCACCTGCCGCTGCGGGCACGGTGGCCTGCGCTGCGGACACCATTCGCAGCGGCGTCGTATAGGGGACGCCGTCGGGCAGTCCAGTCGGCTGGCGGTCTAACGCCCCGATCAGGCCTCCCAACGTCTGCACGGCGGCGTTGCCCATGACCGCACCGACGTCACGACCCAACCGTCCCTGCACCAGCGACGCACGCAGCGCCGGCGACACAACGGGCGTCTCTTCCCGCGCCCGCGTCGGCCCCGCCATCGGGTCAATGCCCTCAAGAATCTGACGCGACGACGGCACCGCTGGCGGCGGCTGCGCTTGCAGCCACTGCCGCGCGCGGGCTACGTCCTCGGCCGTCATCGGCTGCAGAGAGAACCGCTGACCCATTACTGCACCCTCACCGGTTGACCGTGCACCATGCCCCACGCCTGGCCGGCAAACGGCCCTTCATGGAACACCACTTTCTGGCCCTCTGGCAGCGTGCCTAGACCCGGCGGCATGGCCTGGCGAGAGGCCATCGGCGGTTGCGACGGAGACGGCTCATCGGGCGTCGTGTCTGTGCCCAAAGACGACCGCAGCGCTCGGGCTGCTACCTCAATCGTCTTCGCGGGCACACGCGACACCTTGCCAGCCTCGTTATACAAACCTTTGGCAATGTAGGATTTTGCCGCCGGCCAACGGTCGATAAGCGCCGCCATAAATGTTGCCGGCTGTTTACTCGCGGCGGTCGCGGTCCATGCAAACCCCACCGGATCACGATTACCAGCCACCGCGGCACGTCGAGCCACGGCGTCAAGGGCATCAATCAAGCGCCCTTCCCTTGCATTCATGGGCGCCACCGACGGCGCGAGCACTTCCAGTTCTTCTTTCAATCCACGGGCTAAAGCTTTTTCCGCTTCAATGGCCGCTGTTGACGCCACGCCATACTTCTCACCCATGCGGCGATACGTGCCGACCTTCAACGCTTGCGCCTGTGGCGGTGTCAACCCTGTGCGCGCCATCCATGGATGCTGCAGAAACTCATTGCCGACGTCACCAATGTCGCGTAGCGCCCTATCGGGATTGACCTGCGCGACATATTCGCGCGCCGTGTCACCGAGCCGTTGCGTGACGCGATACGGATTCACCGCACCTGACGCATTCGCGATCTCGTTGTTCACTTGCGTATTTACGGCATCGATCTTTGCGCGCAGTTGCCGCACGCCCCGCGGCGACACCGGCACGCCCTCATCCAGCAGCGTCGTGACCACTTCCGGCTCAACACCTTGTTTTATCGCGCGCATGGCGTCCACATACGGTGGCTTCACCGCGCTCTGCATCAACCCACGCGCGACTGCGTTGAACGCTGGCGTGATGGCCCATCGACCCACACCCTCGCCCACAGCACCCATCACGCCTTCTTTTGCGATTTGCGTGGCGGCATCGGCTGCTGTCGCTGGTGCGTCGACACCGCGATAGCGGTTGAGCAACTGGCGCAGGCTTTCGCCACCAGCCGCTAAAGTGCTCGCGCCAATTACCGCTCCAGGTGCGGCTCCGATACCAAAGGCCGGAAGGCCGGATGCGCCGCCAAGCACGCCGCCCACGGTCGCGGCCGCGGCAGGAATGAGGTCTACCGCCGTGTCCACCCACGTGCGCTCGCGCGGCTGCTGAACCTCTCGAACGACCACTGCGCCAAGATCACGCCATTTTTTGACTTGATCTTCCGGAACCTCTCGCTCTTCGCCGCCTTGGTCGGCCGGCGCCCGCATGAGAAATCGACGAGTGCTCATGTTATTGATCCCAGAAGCTCTTGCCTTTGTTGGGTGGCGTGTCCAACGCCGACCCCGCGCGTTTCTGCAATGACTCTAAAGCTCTGTTGCGACCGTTTCTTCGATCATTTGCCAGCTTCTCCGTTTCTCCGTATTGCTTGGCATACGTGCGCCGATCTGCTTCAAATTCTCCCGCGCTGATGGCCGCGCCAGACACCGAGCGCAGCCGTGCTTCGGTGAATTGCTCAAACGCGCGCATATAGCGCTTGGCGTTTTCGCTCAATTGGTTGCGATTCAGTAAACCGATTAATCCTTCTTGCGGTAAAGACTGAATCTGATACAACTCGTCTTTTGTCAGAAACGGCTCAACTTGATTTATCACGTCCAGTGCGTCTGACATCTGACCAAACCATCCCGCCGACTTCTTCTCATCTTCCGTAGCCTTGACGCGTGTCATCTCTCTCGGCGTATCGCCTGGCTGCACGCGATTGGTGTACACATCCTCACCAGACCGCGTGACCCATTGCCACGACGGCTGCGGGCCTTGCGGCGCCACCGGCAACGGCGATACCTGCACTGATGCGCCTGTGTTTGCGTCGGTGTATCTGCCAGAACGCGGATCAAAATTCACGATTGTCGGTTTGCCGTTCACCAACAACGTCTCGCGCTGCTGATTAGGTGGAACTGGATTCCGGGCGGTGTATTTCTGCAGACCCAAAGTCTCCGCTTGGAGCTGCTCCTGCCACGACGGCAACCGTTCATACCGATCTGGCCGCGCCGCGATATCCGACGACATGGTGGACCCGATGACCCCGCCCAGCGCCTCATTGTCTGGATTCAACGCTCTGACGCCCGCGAGGGGCATATTGTCGCTGATGCCACGTGCCGGTAGACGTTCCGCCTCAGCCGCCTGAAACGCATACATGGGCGCCGCCGACGTGTTCTGAATATCCCGCGCATAGTTTTCGGGCGTCATCACGTCACCAGGACGCATGTTCTCAGCCAGCTTTATGGCCCGCGTGTCTCGGAACTGGTCGCGCCGCCATTGCTCGTCCGCCGCCGCACGCGCCGCAGCATTCCGCTCGGCGGCTTCCTGCGTCGCGATCTGGCGGTTCTTGAACGCGTTCTCAATGGCTTGCTGTTCCGCCGCCACCGCGCGCTGTTTCGTCAGCTCGCGCTGCTGCGCCAACTGTGCCAGCGTCTGCATCACCGCCTGGCCGGCGCTCTGCCACATCTGCGCGCGCGAGGCGCCCCGCTGCAACGCCCCCTGCGCCGCGACGTCGGCCCGACGATTGATCAAGTCGGCTAGCCGCGTGACAAACGCGCTGTTGTCATACGGCTCGGGCACAAACGGCCCCGAGAACGTCTGATTCACGGGCATTACTGGTTGCCTCCGTTGAAGACACTATTGGCCCAGTTCCCCTGCGCCGCCCAGCGACGGAACGCGTCGTCATTCATGTAGGTGAACAAATCCCAGTCGCGCCCAAACTGCAGTTCGGCCGCGCGCTGCTTCGGCAGGAATTCATTCCACGACGCCTGGAAGTCGCGGTCGTAGGCCGCACGGTTTTCATCCGTATTGGCCGACCAGGACGTAAACGCATTGTTGCGGTTCCGGTCGTAGGTGTCCGCCGCGGTGCGATAGTTGCGGTCGTAGGCATCAGCGGCGCGGTTGTAGATGTTGTTGTATTCCTGCGACGCAAACGACTGGCCGTAGCCCAGCAAGTCTTTGAGCGTGCCGCCCGTCCGCAGTGTGCCGCGAGCGCCGGCCGAATTCTCCAGCGCGCGTTGCCCTTCTTTCAGCCGAAACTGGTAACTGGGATCACCGGCAAGCTGATTGGGATCGGGCGCGACAAACGGATCCGGCGCCTTAAAGGCGTCGTAGCTAAACGGCGTCGCGCGCTGATACCGCGGCGCCGTGAACATGGGGAAGTTATACGCGCCACCGCCACCGCCACCGCCGGCGTAGGCGGTGCCACCGCCAGCGTAGGCGTTGGCTGAGCCGCCTCCCCCTGGAACTTTATCAACCGGTGAATCTTTCTTTTCGGCGGTTTCTTCGGGTGGAATATTCGTGGTGGGATACACCGCCTCGCCGGGAATGACAAACGGCGTGAATGCCGGCGTCGCCGGCGGCGCGGCGTCTTCCGGGTTCGGGTCATACCACGACGGCTGTTCCTGTTCCCACCAGGGCGGGGCATCGCTACCCCACGGGTCCGAATATTGATCGTCGTACATCGCTCACTCAGCCTTTGTAGGTGATGCTGGGGTTGTAGGCGTAGGGCGCCGACGTCGGCTGGCTGTAGTTGTTCTGCAGCCACTGCAGCGCCGCCCCTGACGCCGCCCGATACGGCGCCCGTCGTGCCTGTTCCGCCTCATACTGCTGCTGCGCCAGCGCCATCGTTTTTTCCCAGTTGGCCTGTTGCTGCGCGTTCATCTCTTTCTGCAGCGCTTCGGTGCGGTCTAACGCTTCTTTCTGGAACGCCAACGCATCCGCCGACGCACCGCTTTGAGCGCGGTTCGCCATGTAGTTGCTTAAGAGATTGGTGCCCAGACTCGCCACCGTGCTAAAGCCTGGTGAGTTCAAAATCTTTGCGAGATTGCCAAGGGTCGTCACGCCGCCTGCTCCTACCGCGGGAGCGGCGGTGAACCCGATGCCTTCGGTCGCGAAGGCCGGTGCGCCATATGTGCTCGTCGCCGCGCCGCCGGCCGCGGGCGCGAGTGCCGACAGTGCGCCTGCCGTCAACACCCCCGCCGCCCCCGCCATTGCCAGTCGGTCGGCCGTTCGCCACCGGCTCTTCGAGCGCTCCAACGCCAGCCGGTCGGCCTCCATCAACTGAGGCATCGTGACGCGTGAAAACTCCACAAAGGCCGGGTCATTCGCATCAGCCGGTCGACCAAACTGCTGCTCAAACTGTTTCGCGACGCGCTGGGCTAGGCTGCTACCGTCAGTCCAGTTGCTCTGCTTTGCAATCTTCATGGCGCCCCTCTACCGATACCACCGAGACAAATCGGCCAACGTAATCTGGGGGCCATAGCCGCGACTCACATCGCCGCGCTGGCCCACCGTCACGGCCTCCATCCACGGGTATTGCTGCATCGCGTCCAACGACGTGCGGTAGCCGCGCGCGCCCGTCATCGGGTCAACGTACGACTGGGCCTGCGCCTGCGCGTTGCCGGCGCCACCGTCATCGGTCAACCACTGCCACCGCTTCGCGGAGTTATTGCTCGGGTCGCTCGCCTCCAGCACGTCCACGATGCCCACCGGCGTGCCCGATTCGAAATCCGACTGCACCCCGCCGAAATCAATCTTGTCGTGGCCGACCTTCCGCGCATTCGGAAACGCGGCGCGAAAGTCGGCGTCCTGCATCACGGCGTCCAACGAATTCGGGGCGGAGGCATAGCGACTCGCAATCCGGCCAAACGTGTT